CACAAGTCTGCTTGATTGAGTCTCCTAGGAAGGGATACTTACATTTAAGAGCTGACCACTGAGAATAGAATTGTCTAGAGCTAAGAGGAACTTTACCTCCTAGGCCCCATGATCGCCTGCACATATCTATCAGTGGGACTTCTAGTTTAGAAACTTCAAAGATAGTGATTTTTGATTTGGATGAACGTTTGAACATCTGAGGGAAGATTTGAGAGCTACTACTGAGTTTATGAACATGCTGATAGAATGACTCATATTCACCATGTAGTGGGAAATATGATTTCATATTGGTCATACTATTGATTGATCTTTTATTCTTAACACTCTCCTCAAGTAGACTAAATAAAGAGCGTTTGACTAGATCTTCCCCAACAAAGGTAGAGACACAAGGGGTAGTTAGAATGTACGATGATGCTGCCATCATTCGAAGAGTAGAAAGAACATTATTTATAGACATTCTCACTCCGGGGGAAAAGACTTTCAAGACTAGATTGGGAGCTTCCTCATCCCAGCTGCTGTGGCGACCAAACAAGATCATAGGATCTTTCTCGACTTTATCAATTGCATCCTCTAAAGTCCCCAAATCCAATCGAGAAACAAGTGAGTGCCACAAATATGATTTAGAGTGCTTTATTCTAACAGATGTCAAATCTCGAGAAATTGATCTCTTATTCTGGCCATCATAAGAATATTCTACTAGAGATTCTTCTATCATGCTAGGTAGATCATAGTGGCCATTCCTAGACAGACAATATAGTTGAAAATCAACTCCTGGCATAGCACAGCAAAGGTCATAATCCATAGGAAAGAAGCCATACTGCACATTGCAACTCTTTAAGATCAGCTCTGATACTAGTTCTCCTATGGGCTGAGATTCAATACCTAGCAGAAGGTAGTGCATCCAGGACTGACATAATTGAACTAAAGCACATTCTAAAGTACTAGCACCCCCTGCTAGGCATTGGGATAGAACATTATTAAAAATCCGTACTCTGTCAACAAATTTCTCAACAACATTAACTTCTAAACAAGCACTAATCCATCTAAATGTTGGTTTGATTACTTGATGGCGAGCATACCACTCAGAATTATATTCAATGAGGTCAACTGTTCCTATTGAGCTCTTACAGACATTCCAGTATACTGATAGATAGGTAGATATTTCTTCCTTGAATCGCAATAGTGTGTAAGCTTGATTTAATTTGCTGGGAGATATCTTTCCCTCTATAGACATCATCATTCCAGAACCATCAGATCCTTGAACGATCGATAGTAGAACACTTCGGGAAAATTTTTTCTTGGCAATTTCAGCAACCAATACCTTGCACACTTCCTGGATCATGGTATGATATAGAGAACTTGTATAATGCAAGATGCCTTGCATCATTCCAGATCTTATTTCCATCTTAT